AGCAGAACTACCTGTGGGTGAAATAGTTCATAAAATTTATTACTACTTAGGCTTTATGCTTATTGGTACTAGCAAGGGTATTCGTGCTGCAGCAGTATCAGATACCGATGGCTCACTAGATTACGGCCCACTTATTGTGGAAACCAGCCAGCCATGCTACGACTTTGCTGCTCGCGACCACTACGTTTGGTGTGCTACTGGTGTCAACGGAAACCCAGGGGTTATCCGCGTTGATTTAAGCAATGAATTGCAACCATTACGCTTTGCTTATGCTAACGATATTTATACTCCAGATGTATCGGGCTTTACAACTACTGCCTGTGCATTTGCTGGCGATACTAATCGCCTTACTTATGTTACTGCTAACAATGGTACGTCAAATGGCTACATCTACGTAGAATCAGCGTCTAACTTAATGACAACTGGCTACCTAACTACAGGTAATATTCGCTACGGAACACTAGAGCCAAAAAACTTTAAACGTCTTGTTGGACGCGGTGACTTTACGTACGGAATCTTAACACTAGATAGTGTTGATATGGATGGCACAGAGTATGAACATATTTCATATGATTCAGTCGTGTCTTCTATTGAAGTAGGAACTAACCAGCCAAATGCTGCCCGTGAATACGTAGCCTATAAGTTTATCTTTACGCGTGACTCAGTTAATACTGCACGTGGCCCAGTATTTAAAGGTTATCAGGTTAAGTCTACTATTGCTACGCCTCGTCAGCGTCTGATTACATATCCTGTTTACAACTTTGATACCGAAACAGACCGCAATGGTGTTGTAGTTGGATATAAAGGCAGAGCATTCCAACGTATATTGCAACTAGAGGAACTAGAAAGTTCTGGCGATATTGTGTTATGGCAAGATTTAAATACACAAGAACTACGTCAAGTTCAGATTGAAAGAATTTCTTTTACCCGTACCACTCCACCATCTGCAGCGTTTTCTGGCTATGGTGGCATTATTGATATAACAGTAAGGACGGTGTAATGAGCGCAGCAGAATGGGCTGGCTTTGCCGTAGCCTTAATGACTTTACTAGGCGGCTTTTCTGCCGCCGTCCGCTGGTTAGTTAAACATTATTTAAGTGAACTAAAACCAAATTCAGGTAGCAGTATGAGGGACGCAGTTAATATCAACACTGAAAGGCTAAATCGAGTTGAACAACGCGTTGACCAAATCTATCTACTACTATGTAAAAACGAGAGCAAATAAACTAGGAGTATTACTTCTCTTAGTTGGAACTACATTTATATTTTATCCTCAGGCCAATGCAGGCACAGCCTATGCTGATGTAACTTGTGCTAAGCAGGATGGAACTCAACAGACATACCAAATTGGATGGGATTACTCTAACCAATTCTTTGCCAATAGAGGTTACATTCCTAGATTATTTTGTGAGGGCGGATATGCACCACCAGGATTTAATGTTTACGTTAGTGACAATCTTTCTGATAGTGCTACTGGTTACTTCAATGGCGTAGTTCCAGTTATCTCCAGTCCTTCGGAGACTCAAACTGTTGTTTCTGGGGAGACTTCAACTGTAACTGGCGATACTTCGACTGTATCTTCTGATACTCAAACAGTAAGTTCTGATACCCAGACTGTAGTTGCCGATACTCAAACTTCAACTGTTGATTCTCCAACTGCAAGTGTGTCAGATACTCAGACTTTGACGGTTGAGACTGAAACTTCTCAAGTAGTGAGCGATTCAGAGACTGTAGTGTCCGTACCTTCCGAGACTCAGACTTCGACATCTGAATCCAGCACACAAACCAACCAGTCAGAAACATCAACAACCACAACAGAGGTTCCCACTCAGCCATCGCCTACTCCTCCACCTTCGATAGTTGTTCCTGAACCAGTTCGTCCTGAACCAGTTGTGGTTCCAGAACCTCAACCTGTTCCTCAACCTCAACCAGAGACCGTGCCTGAACCTGAGCCTGAACCTCAACCTGAGGTTGAGCCTGAGCCTGAAGTAGAGCCTGAGACTTTGCCTGAGGAGATAGATACGGAGGCTCCATTAGAGGAGCCACCTTTGGAAGAAGAGCCAGTTGCTGAAGAGCCAGAGCCTGTCGAAGAACCTTCTGAATATCCAGAACCAGAAGATACGAATGTCCTTCCAGTGGATGAGGAGTCGGAGCAGTCTCAGTCGGAATCGAATGAATCAATTCCTGACCCTTCTCCTGAGCCAATTGTAGTGCCTGAACCAGTGCTTCCAGTTGTTGCACCTGAACCTCCTAGTGTTAATAGTGTTGACCTAGAAAGTTTAGCACCTGATACTCCAGTTACTTTGGATAACGGTGTAGTTATAACAGCAGAAGTTGCTATTGCAGTTACTTTATTACAAGACCCAACAGAATTATTGACAGAATTATTTACAGACCCAGGCGCAGTCTTAACTGCGCTAGGTTCAGTCGGTGCAGATATGACCGAAGAAGAACGAGAAGAGTCTGAAAAGGTAGTGGTATCAGCCGTTATCGCAGGGGGCATAGCAACACAATCAGCGGCAGCCGCCGCTGGAGCAGCCGCCTATAGGAGAAAACCTTGAAAAAGTTCTTATCAGATTTAGCCAATCAGTTGTGGACATTCTTAGGAATGTTTATTGCATGGGTAGTACTAGATGGTTCAGCCAAGTCAGTTGTTGGCTACTTCATAGTAGTTACTTTTGCTGCCCACGTTTTGACATTTAGACTACGGAACCCAAAGGAATGACTATGGATACATTTAAGAATGTAATGATGAGAATTTTTGCTGTAATTGCAGCAGAGTCTCTTGGTGTAATTGGTGCTGGCTCATTAGTTGGCATCGAAGTATGGCAGGCAGCAACTCTTGCTGGTGCATTAGGTGCAGCACGTGTGCTTGAAGCACTTGCTCGTTTCTATCTAGCAGATGGAAGCCTAACATCAGAAGAAATTAACGCAGCCTTTGCCAAGGTTGATAAGAAAGCGAGTGAATAATATGGGTCAGCGTGCTGATTTTATTGAAGTAGCAAGGGGAGAACTCGGAGTTATTGAGGGACCCAAGGATAACGAGACAAAGTATGGTGCTTTTACTAAGGCTAACTTTTTGCCTTGGTGTGGCTCATTCGTGAATTGGTGTGCAAATGAAGTGGGACTTAAGATTCCTAATGTGGTCAGCACAGTGGCGGGCGCTACTGCGTTCATTAAGAAAGGGCAGTGGGAAAAAGTAAATGAAGCGACTCCACTACCTGGGGATATTGTTTTCTTTGATTTTCCCAACGATAATATTGACCGTATTAGTCATGTTGGAATCGTGGTTAAAGACAACGGAGACGGAACTGTAACTTGTATTGAGGGCAACACTAGCCCAGACAAAAAGGGCGACCAACGCAATGGTGGTCAGGTATGCAGAAAGATACGTGCATACAAGCCTAAGAATGGACCAACACTAAAGAAGTCACTGCCTGTATACATCGTTGGCTTTGGCAAGCCAGTATTTAAGTCCTAAGGAGGACCCATGTTCGACAAAGAAAAAGCAAAGCAAATTGGACTCTCATACCTACGTGCAGCAGGAGCAGCAGTCGTTGCTCTCTACATGGCAGGTCAGCATGACCCAAAGGTTTTGGCATCTGCCTTCCTTGCAGGTCTTGTAGGCCCAATCTTGAAGGCTCTAGACAAATCAGCGCCTCAGTTTGGACTTGGAAGCAAGTAGTAATACCCCGTTTTAGGGGCCTAGCAGCCCCGTAGAGACACAAAAGCCCCCGTTCTGGTACTTTAACCTACCAGACGGGGGTCTTTTTGCTTTTTACTTACGTCTTGTTGTCTTCTTTTTTGGTGCTGCCTTTTTGACTGGTGCTTTGAATGTTTTTTCTTCGCATACTTCACAGTCATCATCGCACTCTAATGTCCAGCCATCCATAAAACTATACTCTTGTTCTAGTTTCTTTCGAGTGCTATATGAAAGCCACTTGATAGATAGGTACTGGGTTAGGGTATTGATAATGCCATAGAATGCTAAGGCAAGAACAATACTAAATACAATTGTTGAGTCAATCATTTATATACTCCATCCGAAATAATTGGTATCGCTGTGATACCAAGTCTGCGTCTTTCTTCTCTGCGAATCTTCTCAGAGGTGTTTGCCCACCAACCTAATACATAATATTTCAGAGCGTATGCCTTGCATTCTGGAAGTACTGTGCAGTTTGAGCAAATTCTTTTTACCATTGGTAGGTTTTCATATTGAGTTGATTCACCTGGAGTAAAAAAATATTCAGTATCTATGCCTAAACAATTAGCACTTTTCATCCACTTTAAATCTTCCACATCAACCTCCTATAAAGTTATCGGCCCAATCATTCCAATAGTCAATCCAATAGTCAATATCATTTCTTTCTTCTAGTTCGCTCTCGCTCCCTGCCATCATCCACCTGTTGAGTAAAATCCTGGTGCATTAAACTTAACTGCTGGAGCAGACCAGATGCGCTGCATAGTTCCACTACACGTAGAACAAATTGGTGGTATGTTTTCATTTGTTTCTATTACCTCACTACAAGTCATACATTTAAAATCATATAATGGCATTACTCGCACCCATCTATCTCTGTTGGTGCGGTGCTTATTGCGCCACACTCTTTACATTTCTGGGCTAAGTCGTACCAACCTACTGCTCTAGTATCCTCATCCCACATTACTGTTACTTCAAACATCATGCAACCACATATGCAAGCAAATGTAGGTATGCCTCTTAGGTCACTTACTGTCGGCTTACTGCGACTCTTCTTGAACCACGTCTTCATCGTGATAAGGTCTCCATCCACCTAGGTTTTTAACTAATGAATTCATAGCACGCTGCACCTTCATGCGTGCTCCATCTGGAGTGCTATCCATATCTTTGGCCAACATGGACCAGTCTGGTGAATCTATACTGAAACGAAGTCTTAATATATTTTGCTTGGCATCTGATAGTTTTTCAAATGCTGCCGATATATCACTTCGTAGAGTGAGCCAGTTGTTTCCTTCTGAAAGACTGCCACTACCAAACTTTGCATTGAGGTCTTGTATGCTAGTAGGAATTGCATATGTTCCTGCAATAACACTCGGTAAAAATGCTTCAACAACTGAGACATCGTAGTAGTAAAGGTCTGAGGAATCATAGCCAGACTTCCTAGCCTTTTCTCTTTCACAATATTTAAGAGCCGCATTGCGTAGCGATTTAGCAATTAACTTATCCCTATCCTTTTGCTCTAGTTCTGACCACTCTTTATATTTGCGTGGGTGAGCGACAAACCATAACCACAACTCCTGTCTTATGTCGTCTCGTTCAATCATGTTGTATCGCCGAGCATACTCGGCTGACAACTGTTGAACTAACTCACCGTACTCTTCAAGGTAGTTCACGGAAGATTAATCTCCCCGCCAACAATAGGTACGGCATATGGAGTTACTTTATTATTTGATTGCACAAGGATTCCTAAGCCATGCTGCCAGTTGGCCGTGCCTGAACTAAGGTATGTAGCCTGCTTCATATCCATCATATGCCCGACTTCGAGACCAAATAGAGTTGAAGTCTTGCCATAAAAGCCAACTGTTTCATGTTGCAAGCCCACGCGATGCGTGTGCCCACACACTACTGACTTGCCTAAGCGCTTGGCTAATGACAATGCAGTTGAGCCTGGAGTCTGAGACAACTTGCCTTCATCTCCGTGTGCCATTACCCAGCCAGGAAGTAGTTCATGCATCTTATGTAGGTATGTAACCCCTAAAGAGTTATACCCCAGTAGTTCTTCAATCTCCAATGATTTGAGACTGTTAAACGCTGGGGCATACTTTCTAATGTATGTATCTATTCGGTCTGTATGGTTACTGCGCTGAATATAAAATGGTTTCCTGCCTAATGCTTTTCTATATTCACCGATGATTTCTTTTGTATCATCAATGCCTTGCTGCAATGTGCCAGCATATTCGCCAGCCATTCCTTTATTCCAACGACTTGGTTCTGGTGCATCTAGTTCATCACCGACACACCATAGTTCATCTGGTTTGTAATCACTTATAAAATCTAGTGTTGTCTGGATGATGGAATTGTTCTGGTAGGGAATCTGCATATCGCTTAATACCACTACTCGTTTTTGTTTCGCCATTTGAATTGGGTAAACCTTCCCACTGTCCACGCTGGACTAGTAATCCAATTATGGCATAGTTTGCAAGGTCAAGTAAGGTATCTTCAATTGATTCGTAGTTCGGCGTGTCGCCTGTATCTACTAGGTTGTTTAGCCTAGCCAACTTGTCATACATCCGAACACGCAGACCATTCATAGCACCACCTGGTGCTCCAGCAATATTCATTGGGCCGTAGTCCCTATGCTTTTTTACCATGATTGTTGCTAGTTCATCTAGGATTGCTTGCATATCATCATGGTGCTTCATCGAGTAACTCCTTTAGTTCTTCGTCCATGTTTTCATTTAGGATTTTAACAATCATTTCATTAAGTACATCTTGACTCTTGCCATATTTGGCTGCCAACATAGTTGCAGCCAGCCCTGTAATAAAGAACTTGGCATCTTCAATCTCATCATCTCTGATTAACTCATAGATACTTCCTAAAGCATGCATAATATTTAAGTATTTGCCTTCTTCTAGTTGTATACCCACCTTAAAATCTAGGTGGCTTACATGCTCCCAGAATCTATCATCCAGTGGCAGCGCATTCTCTGATTCGTTCGTCAAGCCATTCACTCCCATTCTTAATCATCATAGAGTTTACATCTTCGCCGTCTGGCATGCTGATGATATTTACATTGCCTAACTCACGGCTAATCTTCTTGCCAAACTCTAGCCCTGGAGCATCGCCGTCTGCTAGGACAACGACAACATCAAAGTCATCTAGAATTTTAGCATAATGTTTCTTCCAGTTATTAGCACCTGGAATACCAACTGTTGGGTGCTGGGTCTTGACGCTCATCATAATACAATCGAACTCACCTTCAGTTACGCAGATATAATTATCTGCAGCAAAGACTGCCTGAGTATTAAACATAGTAGTTTCAGCACCAACTAATCCCATATACTTAGCATCATGTGTGCCTGTTAAGTCACGGAATCTAATATCAACCACGCCTGATGGCGTGATATAAGGGATAGCAAGCCTGCCTTTATATGGTTCATGCCCTGGAAGTGGGTCTTCTACCACCCCCAAGTGAAAGACTTTTGCCTCGTCTACCGAGAGTTGACGGCTTGACAGATAATCGCTCGCGCTTTCTATTGTTGCTGCGTATCTCTGTGTTGCTTGAAGCAAGAAACTTCTCTGCGAATTGTTTAGCCTCACTAAAGTCCACTCCTTCTTTGTACATAATTAGGGAATAAGTATCGCCTTTGACTCCGCAACCGTGGCAGACAAAGGCGTTCTTATCAAAATTTACTGCTGCACTTGCATGTGTGTCAATGTGAAAACAACACTTCATCTTACGCCAGCCTGAACCTACCGCTGGTAGTTCTGCACCTATGTAGTTTAGGTACTCTTCAATTCTTGGCTTCTCCATTAATTGCTCTCTTCAATAAGTCTAACCATACATAGCCAGGCATGGTGCAGTACCAATCGGCAGGTCTTCCCCGTCCCTTCCGCTTGTGCCACACCACACCTGTCCATGCCTTGTCGTTAGTCATTTCGACTATCAACTCTTCTACCCACGCTGACAACTTCATTGTCGCGTGGTTTTTTATTTCGATTGTAACTCCAGGTATACCTGAGACATCACCTTTATCTAGAGTAGCACCAGCCAATCGCCTATCAGCATATATAAAACCTTCTTCTTTGAGATATGCAACGACATCTCGCTCGGCTCCTGAGCCTTTGGCTTTGGCTGGATTACTCATTCGTTAGGCTCGTCTCTAACTTCTGTTAGTTCCCACTTACCTGTTTCCATTTTCTTTCCACGTTCTTCTGCTATTTCTAATGTGGAAGCACGAATAACTTTTACTTTATACTGTGAATATGTAAGTCTATATTTTGGCATTATACTCTCATCTCTACTTGTGTGTAATCTCTTACTATATCTTCTAAGTGCATTGATGCTGGTTCAAATGATAACGAAATGTAAGTATTACCTGTTGCATCCGCCTTACCATATCTGTTTTTAACTGGAGCAACACATAGATATGAATCTAATCCTTGTATCATCTGACCTACGGTTAGCACCATAGCAGGAATCTGTGCGACCTTGCCTTGCAGCGCAGAACGCGGCTGGCACGGATAGCCAGGTGCACCTTCCTGCGTATGGTGTAACACTAATACTGCTGCGTTGGTATCACGTGCTAGGTATTTAAGTTCTTTCATTACCTGTCGCATACCTGCAAACTCTTCATGTCCATCAATTGCAATGTCCATAAGATTGTCTACTACTATAAGTGTAGGGCTTCTGCCCCATATAGTTTCGAATGCGGATACTTCTTCATCTAAGTCACGAAGAGTAGGGCTTGGTTCGAATGACCAATACATATTTCCATACTCACGTAAGATTGACTCGGCTGTATCTGGTTGTGTTTTTAGCATAAGTTCTGCTTGTTGTTGTGGAATGCGTGCACGAAGTGCAAGTAATCGCATAGCCATTGTATGTGCATTAGTATCGGCAGAGAAGTATAGTGTTGGTTGTTTTAGCCTTGCTGCGATATGTAATGCGATACTGGACTTGCCTGCACCTGGAGTGCCTGCAATTACAGTTACTTCTGCACGTCGTAATATAATTCCTTCACGGGCGAAGGCTTGGAAAGGTGGCGGTAATGGTTCTCCGCCAACCTCTGCCTTGCCTACGCTACGACGTAGTGTTTTCATTTATGCCTTTGTCTGGTCGGCTACGAATGTTGCAAACTCTGGTGAGTTAGCCTTGACATACTGTGTTGTGCACTTGGTTGGGTCGCCTTGCTTTGCTGGGCAGAAGTGTCCTTTGTAAGGACCGAACTTACCAGTCAAGCCATGAATACGAGTCATTGTTCCATGTGGACACATGCGTTGTCCACCACCTGCTGGTGATGGTGCTGGTGTAAATGACTCAGATACAACTGTACCTCCGAGTGCTTGTGCTGCATAACCAACTGCTGGATTAGTTGGCGTTGCTGCTGGTGCGCTAAAACCAGTACCACGCACTGCTTTTTCGAGTTCTTCTGTAGCAGATGCAAGAGATGCAAGTGCAAGTGCAACTGTCTGGTCTAATTCTTCTGCATTGGATGCACGAACTGTGACTAGTGAGCCTGCTGCTGACTTAACTGTGATGCTGATTGGTGCTTCTGTATGTGACATCATTCTCCTTGAAATGGGGTTGATATTTTCTTTTTGTCTCGGTGCTTGCGAACTTTCATGGCTAGTTGGATACCCTTCCAACCATGAACTAAGTCTACAAAGTGAAGAGTACATTGTCCACTACCTGCTGGTAAATGAACGATGATTCCTTTCTCTGTGTTCACGTCTCCCCAAGAGCCACGGGTTGCCGTGGCAGGGTCATACGGCAAGCCGTTGGCATATACTGATAGTTGCATAGCAATCTTATTAGGATAACTAATGCTACCTGTTTTAAGGTCGGAGATAAATCTCTCACCTTTGTATTCAACAACTCTGTCTGGAGTTCCTGCTATTTTGTACTTATCCAATACACAGAATTGTTCAATGTTTATATTAGTAAAGTTCTTGGTTGCTTCAGCATATGCCTGTATGTCTGCGACATAATCTTCAGGGATAGGCCCAAGGTCTTGGCCTCTATCTAACTTTTCTGTTAGAGCATGGATAGCAGTACCAATAGTAGCCTGTCGGGTAGCACCCGCTGCTTCCATTGAATCTTCTACTAACTTATCCATCTCTAGTTTATCTTCACGTGCTGCAGATGCAGCAAGTAAAAGGTCTGGTCGTAATGTTAAACCAGTTGCAGCCATACGTAACTTCCATGCAACTAATGCAGTGCCATCATCTAATGAACCTGCAACTGTTGTTGTTCTAGTATACGGCACTGGCTTGCCACCTTTAGGTGGCACAATCATTGGTCTGCCATATCTATCTCTAGGTACTTCTACTTCTGCCATGTTATCTCCTTTTTAGACTAGGGTAGGCAGGACAAGGAGAGAGTTCAAACCTACCTACCACTAGTCGTACCATCATAGCATAGTTGACGGACTATGCATTGATGTCATTGCCGCAATGCGGACAAAACTTTTCTCTCTTTTTGTATACCTCATAGATTACTTGATCTTTGTAGTCTTGATGTACATATACCTTACATCTATTTCTTGTTTTAATTGTGCGTACTATTGCACCTGACTGGTGCAGTACTGACAACACACCACTTGCAGTGCCGTGATGCCATCCTGTTTCTATGGCTAGTTCTTTCCAGGTAATACCATAATCGTTTCTACTTTTTAAATACTTTAACGCTAATTGCTGGTTGTTTAATTCCCTGCCAGAGTAAAGATTATCTAAAGCACGCTGCTCTGATGTGTCAGTACCTGACCAGCCAGCAGTACCGTTATACGGTACGTATGGTGTACTCATTCTTTACTCCTTGCTGGGCAGTCTAAATGAAAGTATACTATTAGTTGATGGGTTGGGTCAGTGGTGGTAGCACCACAACTAATACATGCCCATGTTTTTTGTTTGCGCTTACACATTGATTACTCTTCTGTGATTTCATCTACACTTACGTCATCAATATGAGTGGAAGCGTTATATAAATCTACGCTAATCTCATCTTGAATCTTGCTGATTGCATCGTCCTCATCATCAGCATCTAAATCTGAGAAACTAACTGAGATTGTAATGCTGCCTGAGTATGTGGTTTGGATTGAGTGTGAGCCGATATTGTTGAGCAACTCGTTGACCTCATCAAGAGTGACTGTTGTCTCACGACTTTCCCATTCACGCTCACTGAAGAAGTCACGTACCGTATTACGAATCGTACTGATTCGCGCTCTCGATTCATTTGATACTTGCTGTACTGCATCCACTTCTCCTGCCTTATCAATGAAGCGCAAGACTTCGGATTCAGTATAGTTGATTATACCGTTTTCTGTTGTAACCTGGATTGTATTCATGTCTCTCCTTAGTTAGAAAGCACTAGGTCTAGTGCTTTGTTCTTGATACCATCACTACGTCCACTGAGGGCGGCAACGGCAAGGCGTTCGGAGCCGCCTGATGCATGATGGTCTGCGTATTCTACCACTGCTTGCCATGCAGCGAATGCCGTACCTCTGATGTTGGCTTGTGTTTCTGATTCATTGTATATTTGCCACGCTTTATCACGTGCAGTAGTAGCAATGGTCTGTTGTCTACGCTCACCTTGTGTGAGCAGGTGGTATGGCTTGTCTTCTACTGTAGTAGGCAATGCCCATACACGCTTGAAGTAATTGCGTACTTGCGCTGCTGATACTTCACGCTTTAGCAAACCACTTGCTGTTGTTTCATACTCTTCGATTGCTTGGTATGTAAGTTGGGTGATGTTACGAATGTCATTGACTGACAACTCTGAATTAGTTGTGTGCTTCATGACATAAGTAAAGTCATTTGTTTTCTTACCTTTAATTAATCTATTGATTTGATTAGCGCAGAACAAACGCTCAATGATAGGGCGGATACGTACTGCACATGAACCATCATGTGATGATTGTACTAGTAAGAATGCAGCATGTGGGTCATTGGCTACGTTTACACCAATAGGTAGTTCCATAACCATCCAGATGTTAGCACCGTTATTGTACTCACCTGCTGCTGTATATCGTGCATCACCTGAATCTACTAGTGTATCTAGCGCACTAAATACTTCCATGTTTTGCACAATCTTATACTTGTCACCGACTACACCGATAACCGATTCACCATCTTCGGTGCGCTTGATGACTGCTTGCTTACGTGGTACTTCTAATCTATCAGTTATGCTTTCGTATGGAGATACGATTGTATTACGTTCAACAAACATATCTGATAGTTCAACTGTCCAGTCAAGGCCAGCCTGTCGTGCAGCCTCTGATGCAGAGCCAGCGTTAACTGCAGTGCCTGCTCTTACCCAAGCACGCTTGTTTAGTTTATCAATTGATTTGCTGTTATATGTTTCAGTTACTTGTTGCATTCTCTTCTCCTTTTACCATGATGCGTAGTATTCGAACTCTTGGTCTTCAGTTGACTGGTCTATAATATCAGTTAATTTTTTAACTGTCTCTTTCATATCATCCCAGTACCATTCATCTACTTCATTACTGCCGAAAAAGAATCCACTGGTAGGTGGCAATACTTCTTCTGCATATTCTGTTGTACCTACTTTTAGTACATCGGCACATGTATCACGCAACTGAATAAGCAAAGCCTTACTTAAATGTATGGGAGTGCAATCATCTACTGCGCCAGTTGTATTTATAATCCAACCATGAATAGCATTAGCCTTACGCCAATAGGCTACCTCATGTGTTTCTTTTTGATATAGATACATATCTAAACCCATGACTACTCATCCTCTCCAAAGATGCTTGCTACTACTCTAGGGTGTAGTTCATCACGCATGTTACTGAATGCTTCGGCAGGCCAGCCTGCTGCAAAGACGCGTGATAAAAGCATAGCAAGTGAATAGTTTTCACTAGCATTTGATAGCATAACCAATGCATCTTCTTTGTTATCCTGCTCATACTCTAATGCAGCAAGCAAGCATGCTGGTGCATTGATATATGCAGTATCTGTTGGTGCTGCTTCAAGTAGCACTGATAGTGCAGGTCTAAACTTATCTGGTTGTGCTGGGTCTAGCAAGCCTAGTGCGTAGTCACGTACCTGAATATCTGTTAGATAATACAAGACGTTAGCAATTGTTTCTTCGTTCTGCTTATCTGCTTCTGATAGCAAGAACTCACTGATTAGTTTAGCACCTACGCGCTGAACCACTCTTTCTTCATTGTTTTCTAGTGTACCTAACTCTACGAGTTGGTCATTGATTGTTAGTGTCATTTACTTTCTCTCTCTCTGATAGTTGTGTATCTATCCAGCGGACCATCTTAAATCCACTGAATCCTATGGTGTCTTGCAGCAAAGCCAAAGCAGTATCATCGTCTGATGCTTCGACTTCTATTTCTGACTGTATAATATAATATGATTTCATTAATACCAACCGTGCTTTCTCCAATGTGCCCAAGCCACTGATGGCTTGCCGTATCTGTGCTGTATATACGAAAGCCCCTTCTCAATCTGGAGAGGGGCTGGAGTTCCAGGTTTAGTGTTGAGAACTTGCGCTATGCCATAAGCACTAGACTGTGGGTTATCTGCCAGATGATTCCATGCTGACTCTTTACCCCATAGTTTGGTCAGTGCTTTCCATTCTGCTCTGCCCCATGTTGGATACTCCATTGCTATAAATCCACGGGCATATGTCTTAGACATGTATGCCGTCCAATAAATTGGCGTTTTGATTTGGATATAGGTAGGACTTTCCTCTAACTCTTGGTGTACTTGTTTGATATATCCTTTAAGCGGTATGCCAATCATGCTTGCAAGTGATAGCAAGACTGTCATTACTATTGCTTGGGCCTTGCGTACTTGCTGATTCATGGTTACTCCTAGTCATCGAAGCGGGTATCATGGGCATAGTCTGGGTCTGGTTCATTGCATTCACATGTAAATATAAAGTTACCGCAATACTCGCACTCATCTTTGAGTGCTTTGTCATCACCGTTTAGCCATTGTGGTTCACTCATCATAGTCCTCATCTTCCTGTAGCCAAGGCCATAGTCTGTGCTGCTCGACGATAGCCCACGCAGGGGCAGAAGTCGAGCCTTTATATGATACTCCATGTGGCATATCAATCATGCGTTTAGTATCTTCTTCCCAGTATGCATTGAGTGCATCAACGCATGTCTGTGCCATGAATCTAGGAATAGATGGATAGAAGTTACTTACTAGATGTATCTCTATCTGTTCTCTTAGTGGTATATCTAACTCTGATATTGCTACTGCTGTTGTGTGTCCCATTATGATACTGCCCTTTCGTATGATTCTGCGTATGCAACTGCGTCTTTTCTGAAACGGAATCCGTCTACATATTCGTTGGTATATAAATCAAGGATGGCCCAATTAAGGGAGTAAATCTGTGAACCTTGTGAACGAGTGCTTACAAAGTAGCGACCACAAGGACTGAGTATACCTCTACCATAAAAGGTATGAGGCAAGTCAGCGTAGTTTACATTGCTCCATTCGATTTGATTACTCATTAGAAAGGAACCTCCGTGTGCTTGTTCTGGCAGTACTTGCGCCATGCTTTTAGCCTGCTCTTCAAGTATCTGTTCTGTTTTAAAAGGCTATAGTTTGCAATGAATAGCAGCACTGTCATGCCTGCAACTATCAGCCCACATACAATCATAAACAATGTTTCAGTTGTAGATAGATACATAATATAATCTCCTTGTAATAGTATAACTGATGGACGCGTACCAGTCCGTCAGCGGTTACGGTTGCCTTGCAAAAAAAGAGAGGTGAGTGACCTGTTAGCCACCCACCTCCCTGCTTTTTATGCGTGAACTTCTACTGCATGAACTTCCAATTGCAACTGTGGTGCTCGCTGGTCTTTCTGTGCAATTCCTGGACGGCGGTCAAATCGTGTGACCATTCGTCCAGTTAGCGTGATAGGCAATGTTACTTCTGTACCTGCTCGGCTTGCACCTAGGATGTTTCCTACTGTGCTGTCGTCAAGGGCTACGATGTTCATACCCACTACATACACTGTTCGGTCCACCGTATTGTCTGACGTACGGGATACATCACGTTGGTCGAACCATCCTGTAAGCATTGTTCCACGTTCGTTTGTATATGTCTTGATGTTCTTGATTGTACCTGTTACTGAGATTTCGTTCTTCATCATACTCTCCTTAGTTAGTTAATTGATTGATTACTTACGGCTGGCAAGCCCGCCGAAGGTGACGGGCTTGCTGGCCTTGTACTATCTTACATTTTGTTCTAACGGTTTATCGCATGCTTGGCAGTCATTGAA